TTATATATAATATCGGAAGAATAATCTTCCCACCAATCTGGAGCAAAAAAGTTATGAAGACCCGCACATTTGGACGAGTAGAGAGACTCGGAGATGCGCTACTGAGTATGATAGTTTTAGTTACATCGATTGTTGCTATCCTACCACTTGTATAAATAGATAAAACTAGGGTGACTTAATCGGTCACCCGACACTTTTTGGATATATTATGAAAGCATACATGATTGCAGATTTGAACAATCCGACCTCTGTGAAGTATACAGAGATCGCACTGGAATCATGGAAGAAACAAAACATCCTCGACATTGAAGTCATTCAGTGTTACACCCCCGACACTATCTCAGAACTAGAACCCCTCTACAACTGGAGACCTCTGCTTCATGGAATGCAGAAGGACAAACAAAGCACCAAGAGTGAACGTGCGGGTGATATAACTCATTGGCAACTTATTAAGAAACGTGCAGAGAGTGATGAACGTTTCTATGTAATGGAACATGACTCATATCTAGAAGACCCTGATGAATTCAAACGTCAGTGGGAGTTCACTATGAGAAATGGATTGGATTGGGCGAATCATGGACTATTCATGTCATGTTATTCATTCTCTCGTAGGTGTGCTGAGTATATGAATTACCTGTTATTAGAAAAAGGATTCCCATTGAATGGTGGCCCCTATGGTTGTGTGGAGAGACTGGTCAAGACCTACTTGACACGTGTGCCTAATAATCGTGAGTATACCTTTATGACACATCATCGGAATAGTGAATGTGTTGGTGTGGGTGCAACAGCGAAAAGATTGTTCGTTGTATATAATTGTGCAACAGACGAGTCCATGTTCAAGCGTGCCTCAACCCAAGTGATATCTAAGTCATTTGGTATTACCCAAGACCATGATGGAATGGATATAGAACCTTGGAAAAGATCAGAAGGTTTTAAAATTATTCCTTGACATTCCTAGTATCGCCCTGTATAATGTGTACTTCATTATGAGGATTTTATATGGATTTTTATACATCAATTGACCGATTCGGTTCGACCCTTTTGTATCGGGGTTACTCGGGCGGTCAACGAGTAAAGAAGCGCATCCCATTCAAACCGACACTCTTTGTGAATGCCACGAAGGGTAGTGGGTGGACTACACTAGATGGTAGGTCAGTAGAACCCATTGAGTTTGAGACGATGCGTGAAGCGACTGAGTTTCAGAAGCGATACCAGTACGTGGACAACTTCAAGGTCTATGGACAGAACAATTTTATTATGCAATTCGTTGCCCAGAAGTTCCCAAACGACATAAAGTTTGAACGTGACCTTCCGGTAATCATGACCATCGATATTGAGGTTGCATCTGACGAGGGATTCCCCGAACCAGAGAAAGCAAACCATCCAGTTATCTCGATATGTACCAAATCAAACAAAGAGGATTTCTATCGTGTGTGGGGTCTGGGTGACTATGATCCGCCAGAGAATACAATCTATATCAAGTGTGAGAGTGAACTTCAACTGATCGATAAGTTCCTTGACTACTGGCAGAACCACGGATCACCCGACATTGTGACTGGTTGGAACAGTAAGGGGTTTGACCTTCCATATCTTATTAACAGAACAAGAAAGGTTATTGGTGATGAGTCATGCAAACGATTCTCACCTTGGGGCACGGTGTCCGCAAGAACGTCTCGTGGTAAGATGGGTATGAAAGATGTTGAGACCTATGACATCATGGGTATCGCACAGTTGGACTACCTTGACCTGTTTAAGAAGTTCACCTACAATACACTGGGACAGCAAGAGTCCTATCGTCTGGATCATATTGCCCATGTCGTACTGGGTGAACGCAAACTATCGTATGAGGAGTATGGTAATCTCCATACATTGTACAAGGAAGATCACCAGAAGTTCATTGACTATAACGTCAAGGATGTGGAGTTGGTTGACCTGTTGGAAGAGAAACTCGGACTGATCACTCTTGCAATGACTATGGCATATCGTGGTGGTGTTAACTATGAGGACATCATGGGTACGACTGCGATCTGGGATTCTATCATCTATCGTATTCTAAACAAGAAGAAGGTTGCGATCCCGTCCAAGGAAGAGAAGACCAAAGGCGACTTTGCGGGTGGTTATGTGAAAGAACCTCAAGTCGGTTCGCACGACTGGGTCACCTCCTTTGACTTGAACTCCCTGTACCCTAACATCATTGTGCAATACAATATGTCACCTGAGACTGTGGTAGATGGTATCATCGATACTGACGTGGAACGTATGCTCAATAAGGTGACAAACATTACAGGAGACTATGCAGTTGCCCCATCGGGTGTTCGGTTCACCAAGGAGAGGGAAGGTATCATCCCCGCAGTGATTCGACAGTACTACTCGGAACGTAGAGTCATCAAGGATGAGATGTTGAAGTTACAACAAGAGTATGAGAACACTCCGACCAAGTCGCTGTCTAATCGTATCTCTCATCTGAACAACCAACAGATGTCTATCAAGATTCTTATGAACAGTCTCTATGGTGCGTTGGGTAATCGGTGGTTCCGATACTTTGATCAGAGGGTTGCGGAGTCAATCACTCTCGCTGGTCAGATGTCAATCAAGTGGGCAGAACGTGCGGTCAATCGTGAGATGAACAAACTACTCGACAGTGATGAGGACTATGTGGTTGCGATTGATACTGACTCGGTCTATATGCGTATGAGTAAGTTGGTCGAGAAGTTCAACCCCAAAGACCCTGTCAAGTTCCTAGACAAGATTTGTTCTGAACACTTTGAACCTGTATTGAGTCGTGCGTACAGTGACATGGCAGACTACACCAATGCGTATGTCAACCGTATGGAGATGGGTCGTGAGGTAATCGCAGATAAAGGTATCTGGGTCGCAAAGAAACGATACATCCTCAATGTACACAACAACGAGGGTGTCCAGTACAAAGAACCCAAACTCAAGATGATGGGTATCGAGGCGGTCAAGTCATCCACACCTCAAGTGGTGCGTAACAAGTTCAAAGAAATCTTTGACGTGATCATCAACAGTACGGAGAGTGAGACACAGAACTACATTCGTAACTTCCGCAATGAGTTTACCAGTCTCCCTGCCGAGGATGTGTCATTCCCTCGTGGGGTGAATGGTCTGGATAAGTGGAGTGACCGTAAGACTGTCTACAAGAAAGGTTGTCCCATCCATGTGCGTGGTGCGCTGTTGTACAACAAATACACCAAGGGTATGCGGCACGAGGAAATCAAACACGGTGAGAAGATTAAGTTCGTCTATCTCAAGACACCTAATCCTATCAAGGAGGATGTCATATCCTACCCGCAGAACTTACCTCGTGAGTTAGGACTTGATAAGTATGTTGACTATGACAAGATGTTTGAGAAGACATTCCTCAATCCGCTTGAACCCATACTGGATGCGGTGGGATGGACTTCCGAACCTAAAGCTTCATTAGAAGATTTTTTCTCTTGACATTAATTGATGACTGTGGTATTATTACAACATGAGATATTCACTTACAATATTCAAGAACACGTTTGACAACCAGACCCATCGGGGAATGGAGGTCGAGTCGTGGGAGAAATTTGAAGAACTACTATATCATATGTTTGATAAGGAGGGTAGAAAAGGTGGTCGAGATTCTTCTGTGCTTATTAGTCCTGCTCGTTATTTTCCCGATACTACAAGGAGTAATAAGAATGTTGATTTATGGGGTGGTTGGGCTTGTCTTGATGTCGATGATTATGTACTACGTGGTGATCCCAATATTGATCCTGCTCTGAGGTTGAAAGAACAACTCGCAGAGAAGTATGGTCGATTTCATTATGTATGTTATAATACTGCATCATCGACCCATGAGAAACCTAAGTTTCGACTGGTGTTTCCACTGACAAGACTGGTTCATACCAAGGAACTGCAACACTTCTGGTTCTCTATGAACAAACAGTTTGATGGACTGGGTGACAAGCAGACCAAAGATGTTTCTCGGATGTACTATGTCCCTGCACAGTATCCCGATGCGTATAGTTTCATCTTCATCAACAAGGGTGTACACCTTGACCCTGATATGTTGATGAATAAGTATTCGTTTGTTGAACCCACTGGTAAGACATTCATGGAGAGACTGCCACCTGAGTTACAACAGGCAGTCATCCAACATCGTAAGGACGCACTAGAGGCAACCGACATCACATGGAGTGGTTATCGGGACTGTCCGTTCTTCCCAAAACGAATGGCAGTGGAGTATCAGACAATCAGTGAGACTGGTTGGTACAGTAAGATGTATTCCATAATGATTGCGACTGCGGGTAATGCGTACAAGAGAGGTTATCCTATCTCTGCTATGCAGATCGCACAGATGTGTTCGGAGTTGGATATTGAGACTGGTAACTGGTATAAGAATCGTCCCTTGGATAAGGAAGCAGACCGTGCCCTAGAATACATTTATCGGAATGGATAATAGAAGTCTATATAAGATACTAATAACGGAGTAAGTAATGAGAATTTTAATCACTGGTGCGGCAGGGTTTATCGGTTCGCATCTCGCAGACAGTCTATTAGAAGATGGTTTTGAGGTGTTTGGAATAGACAACTTCAACAACTATTATGACCCCTCTCTGAAGTATGACAGAGTCGAGTACTTTGGGCATGAAGTCTACGAGTGTGATCTCAAGAACTTTGATGACCTAGATGTCATGTTCGGTAAGATAGAACCAGATATCGTCATCCACCTTGCCGCACGTGCGGGTGTACGTGACTCTGTTGGTAATGAACAACTGTATCACCAAGACAATATCCTCGGAACACAGAATCTTATTCAAGTGTGTAAGATGTATAATGTGTTGAAGGTTGTTTACGCCTCTACCAGTTCGGTCTATGGTGGTACACCTATTCCATCTACAGGTTGGACTGAGGACGAGGTTACTGGTCACCAGTTGAACCCCTATGCGTACACCAAGTACTGTAACGAATGTCAGTTCAAGATCAGTGGACTCAATAATGTTGGTCTACGATTCTTCACGGTATATGGGCCTTGGGGTAGACCAGACATGGCACTGTATCAGTTCACCGATGCAATCTGTCATGACGAACCTATCCAAGCATTTAACTATGGTAACATGAAACGAGACTTCACCTATATCGGTGACATCGTTGAAGGAATCAAGATTGCACTGTTTGCTGATTTGAAGTCTGGAGAGATATTCAATATTGGTAGAGGTAAACAGGTAGACCTTATGCATTTTATTTCAAGCATAGGTAAAGAAGTTGGTAAGGAACCAGAAGTGATTCTGGCACCTCGCCACCCCGCAGACACTCTAGAGACTTGGAGTGATACTGCTAAATTGAGAGAACTGGGTTACAAACCCAAAGTGAATATCGAACAGGGTGTGCAAGCATTCGTTCGATGGTTTAAAGAATATTACGGAGTGAAGTAATGACTGAAGAGGTTAAAGAAAATCCCCACTGGGAAAAGTTGAAAGTCGGGATTGTTGGACATGGATTTGTAGGGGGTGCGGTGGACTACGCATTCACTCACAGAGACATTATTAAATTTTATGTAGACCCTAAACACGGTACTACTATTGATGACCTGCTCGATTGGAATCCGCACGTAACCTTTATCTGTGCGCCCACACCTATGGCGGAGAGTGGTTTTGTTGATGCATCTATTGTAGAGGATGCAGTGTTGAAATTGTTAGAACATACTGAGGGTGGTGTTGTTGTCAAATCAACTATTCCACCAGACGTAGTTGATCGTCTGTATTCATCTGTGTTTGAAGATGATGTTAAACGATTGACTATCAACCCTGAGTTTCTGACCGAGTCGAATGCAAAAGAACAGTTTGTGATGGCGCCATATCATGTGATCGGTGGTCATCCAGATGCGTGTCAAGGTCTTGCACAACTCTATGAAATATACAGTTTGTGTACTGCTAATGAATTCGTATTCTGTTCCGGCCCTGAGGCGGCATTTGTGAAGTATGGAGTGAATTCATTTCTTGCAACCAAGGTAACATTCTTCAATCAACTGTTTGATTCGATTGAGAAGTTTGGATGTAATTATCCGAGTATTATCTCTGCGATTACCAAAGACCCTCGTATTGGTGTCGGTCACACACGTGTGCCTGGCTATGATGGTAAACGTGGATTCGGTGGTGCGTGTTTCCCCAAAGACTTAAAAGCATTTACTTTATTCGATAAAGACTTGACTTTAATTGATAAGTGTGTTAATATTAACAACAATTACAGAAAACAATATGAACTAGATGAACGTGAGGAATTAAATAATGTCAAGTATGATGGACAAACTAAAGAAGAACAGCAAGATCAAGACAACGGAAGTGTTGTCGGAGAGTAAATTCTTTACTGAGAAAGATATGGTGCCAACCGATGTTCCGATGGTGAATGTCGCATTGGCGGGAAGTATTGACGGTGGTGTCACGCCTGGGCTAACAGTCCTAGCAGGGCCGAGTAAGCACTTCAAGACCTCGTTCGCACTGCTAATGGCAGGTGCGTACTTGAAGTCTAAGAAGGACGCTGTAATGTTGTTCTATGATAGTGAGTTTGGTAGTCCCCAATCTTACTTTGAACAATTCGGTATCGACACATCACGGGTGTTACACACCCCCATTGCCAATGTCGAGGAACTCAAGTTCGACTTAATTGCACAACTTGAGAACATCGATAGAAAAGATGATGTAATAATTGTCATCGATTCAATTGGTAACCTTGCATCCAAGAAAGAGTTAGAGGATGCGATTAACGAGAAGTCGGTGGCAGATATGTCCCGTGCTAAAGCATTGAAGGGTCTCTTTAGGATGTGTACTCCATATCTGACTATGAAGAATATCCCTATGCTTGCCGTCAACCACACTTATAAGGAAATAGGACTATTCCCCAAAGACATCGTAGGTGGTGGTACTGGTATTTACTACAGTGCCGACAACATCTGGATTCTGGGTCGTAGACAGAACAAGACTGGTACAGAGGTAACAGGTTATGATTTCGTCATTAATGTCGAGAAGTCAAGGTATGTTAAAGAGAAGTCTAAAATACCTATTAGTGTTTCTTGGGAAGGTGGTGTTGAGCGCAACAGTGGTTTGTTGGATGCTGCTCTTGCTGGTGGTTATGTCGCTAAACCTTCTAATGGATGGTATTGCCGAGTTGATCGAAATACTGGGGAGATGGTAGAGGGTAAGGTTCGAGAGAAGGATACTCTGAAGGATGAGTTCTGGTCACCTATCTGGGCGGAGACTGACTTCAAAGACTTCTTGCAGAACCAATATTCTATCACTCGTAAGTCACTTGTATCAATGGATGATATTGTAAATGAGTAATGACATAGAATCCATGTTGAGTGAAGATGTTCATTATGCGATAATCCCAGCCGAGAATCCTCACGGTTGGGACATTCGTATCCTTGAGGAGTTTCCTGAAACTGTTATTCAATATGATGTGATTGAGGTGGTAGAGGACAAAGACCAACTCAGTTTTAACTTCACAATTGTTTCAACTCCAGATGAAGATTTATCTGTAAATGACTTGACATTACAGGAATATGCTGGTAGAATACTTACTAGTTTACTGGAAGTTGCAGTCAGTGAAGGTACACTTGTTGCGGAAGATAAGAAGACAGGTGAGAGATTGGCAACAGATGAAATACATGAGGAATTAGATAATGAATATCAATTTGGAACAGACGATACTGAGGAACTTACTGACCAATGATGAGTATATGCGGAAGGTGGGTGCATTCCTATCTCCCGAATACTTTCAAGGTGCATACAAAGGTCTATTCAAAGAAGTAACAAAGTTCGTAGCAAAGTACAACAAACTACCATCCCTTGAAGCATTCAAGATTGAGATCGATGAGAACAACTCTATGGGAGAAGACGATTACCGTATTGGTGTCGATCTTCTTCCTGATCTTTTCACCCCCGAACCTGAGAACCTTGAATGGTTGATTGAACGCACCGAGAAGTGGTGTCAAGATCGTGCCGTGTTCAATGCGGTAATGGAATCGATTCAGATCATTGATGGTAAACACGCAACCATGCAAAAGAATGCGATACCCGATGTCTTGAGTAAGGCACTGGGTGTTTCGTTTGACACTAACATTGGTCACGACTATCTGGAGAATGTGGATGGTCGATATGACTTCTATCACGAACAGGAAGAACGTATTCCCTTTGACCTTGATCTATTCAATCAGATCACCAAGGGTGGACTACCCAACAAGACACTGAACATTGCCCTTGCAGGTACAGGTGTTGGTAAGTCTCTGTTTATGTGTCATGTTGCGGCATCTGCATTGTCGCAGGGTAGGAACGCACTGTACATTACTATGGAGATGGCAGAAGAACGTATCGCAGAACGTATTGATGCGAACTTACTGAACGTACCGATTGACCAACTGGAGAATCTATCTAAGGATATGTTCACCGACAAGGTATCGCAGATTGCCGCAAAGACCCAAGGTAAACTGATCATCAAGGAGTATCCTACAGGTGCGGCAAACACCAGTCACTTCCGTGCATTGTTGAATGAGTTGAAACTCAAGAAGAACTTTGTACCAGAAGTTATCTTTATTGATTATCTGAACATCTGTGCGTCTGCACGTATGAAAGGTATGGGTGGTGCTATCAACTCTTACTCTTACATCAAGAGTATTGCCGAGGAACTGCGTGGACTTGCGGTTGAGTTCAATGTGCCGATTATGTCTGCGACACAGACTACCCGATCTGGTTACAGTAATGATGATGTTGGTCTGGAGGATACTTCAGAATCATTTGGTCTACCCGCTACGGCAGACTTGATGTTCGCATTGATCAGTAATGAGGAACTAAATAATCTAGGTAAGATCATGGTCAAACAGTTGAAGAATCGTTACAATGATCCGACACGTCACAACCGATTCACTGTCAAAGTTGATCGTAGTAAGATGCGACTGACCGATGATGATGATGAGGAGATGATACCTAGTGCTGACCCTGATAAGGGATGGGATGATAAACCAGTCTTTGATAACAGTTCGTCTGGTCAGAGAATGAAAGCAGAAAACTTCAAGAACTTTAGGATGTAATATGGAATTGCAATGGGGATGGCCGGTAGTCACTACTGTACTAATGTTTTGTTCTTTCTGGTATGGAAAGATTGTTGGATTTGTGGATGGTGAGGACGAGGGACGAGACGAAGGAATCGATCTTGCAAGTAAGGCAACTGCGAGAGTAGTAATGCAGTATATGAGGGAGAAGTATGAGTTGACGATCAGTGATCCCGAAATTGAAGAAGTTGTTGATGGGATAAGTATAACACACCATGAGGTAGAAGAAGATGAGTAAAGAAATAGTTGATATGTATCGTAGTGTAATGGACTTGAGGTTTAACCCACTGAGGTTTATTCCTGACCCTGTCCTACAGGGTTACCTGTTGATGGCACTGTTTGTTATGTGGTCTGCCTTTTTTGGTTTGGTCGCAATCTATTATATGGGTTGGGTTGGATATAGTATCCCTGTATCAATCGGTGTTCATATGGCATTGATCGTACCCACAATCATAACCAATGCGGTATTCCTAGATGCGGAGAAAAAAAATAAATGAGTAGTGTACAACTAATTGCATTGAGCAAACCAAACGCAACAACGGACTGTCATACTGCGGCAGAATTGATTGCCTATACCGCACGAGTTAGTAATCCTACTAATCAGTCAAACAAGGAGACCGCACCAAAACTGTTGCGTTACCTGATGCGTGAGAATCACTGGTCACCATTTGAGATGGTTCATATGACAATGGAGATCAAGACTACTCGTGATATCGCACGGCAGATTCTCCGTCATCGTTCGTTTTCATTCCAAGAGTTCTCCCAACGGTATGCGGTGAGTGAGAACATTAATGTGGTTCGTGAGACCCGAACCCAAGATGAGAAGAACCGACAGAACTCTATTGTGACTGATGACCAACATCTCAAGGACGAATGGTTCCGATCTCAAGCAAGGGTTCGTAACTTTGCCAAGAAGGAATACGAAGGTGCGTTGAAGTTAGGCATCGCAAAGGAACAGGCACGAGCATTGTTACCCGAAGGTCTGACCGAGACAACCTTGTATATGGCAGGTAGTCTACGCAGTTGGATTCACTACTGTGACCTGAGACGAGCAAATGGTACACAGAAGGAGCATATGATCGTGGCAGACCAGTGTTGGGATGTTATTGGTCAACACTTCCCTGACATAGTTAAGGCACTTGATGAGTGAGATAACGATTCGCAATAAGGACTTTCTGAAACTTCTTGACGATACTGTTGAGAGGTTTCTGGTTCATCGTGAATTGATGACTGAGATATCTGCGAATCAGGGGAATGTTCCTATTGGGGCTGGTGAGTACTATTGTCAACAAAAACATCTATTTGACATGATGGACAATCCTGATGATCACGAGGGATTTCCCGAACACGGATATGGATTCCAAGTATCTCACGGTGCAAAGTCTCATCCAGAGATATTTGAACCATTGAAGATGTGGACTAAGAATGAACTGGTTCGTATGTTTGGTGCAAACAATAACTCTCTGACATCCTACTATCCCCCCAATGGATATGTGGGTTGGCATACTAATTGGAATGCCTTTGGTTATCAGATGATTCTCACTTGGTCTGAGAGTGGTGATGGTTACTTCTCTTATTACGACAATGAGACTAAGAGTATAGTGACCCATCATGACAGGACTGGGTGGCAAGCGAGATGGTATCGGTTTGGTCGTAAAGATGAACCCAAACATCATTGTTGGCACGCTGCATGGACAAACTGTCCTCGGTTTACTCTTGCGTTTAAGTTTCCCTATGGTGAAGACACTGAGAGACATGACCAAGCATATGATGCAATACAAGATTTAATTTACGATATGGAAACACCTTGACTTTTCGTCATAATGGTGATATACTGTAGGATTATATAACTTTAACTGAGAGGGAAAATTGTGAAAGGAACGACAAAAAATAATATTGAATACAAGTATGCCGAAGACAAGGCGATGACCGAACTAATGGATTACATTGATGGAACCTATGGAGAACACTACTCCAAGAATAAGTTTCAGGCGACTGAGTTTATCATTGATGGTGGTCATGGTGATGGTTTCTGTATTGGTAACATTATGAAGTACGCACAGAGATATGGTAACAAGAACGGTTACAATCGTGCTGACTTGATGAAGGTGTTACACTACGCAATCATCCAACTTCATGTACATGATGTAAACGGGAGATAGAAATGAAAGATAGAGTAGTTATTACTGGTGTGGGTTTAGTTGATAGTCTGGGCACCAGTCCAATGGAATGTTGGGATAACATGATCAGTGATGATTATGTAGACCCTATAGACTTTGAGACTGAAGTTGAGTCTCTCAAAGGAAACAAGTGTTTTAGGTCAAAGACTCCAGAATACATACTTCCAGAGGGTATTCGCAAACCAACCTTTGCCTCCTTGTCTACTGCGGCTAAGAATGCACTTCATGTTGTACAACAGGCAATCGGTGACATTGATGATAATGATGTTGCGGTTGTCTTTAGTTCGGTTGCGGCGAATCCAGAGACCGTGGCGAAACCATTCCTTGAAAAGATGTTAGGTGGTAAACGTTTGTCTCCCCGCACTGGAGTGCAATTTCTCAAAGACTTCTCTGCTGGATTGATCAGTCAGGTATTTGATTTTAGGGGTGCGTGTGTCAGTATGGATGCCGCCTGTGCGACTGGACTATACTCTATCGACTATGGTGTTCATCTATTGGACACACACAAGTTTGTTGTTGTGGGTGGTACTGACAATCCCGCAGTGGATGACAACATATACATCTTTAGTCAGTTGGGTGCGCTAGGAACAAAGTCCAGTCCATTCGATAAGAATCGTGATGGGTTCATTATGGGTGAAGGTGCTGGTGCGTTGTTATTAGAGAAAGAGTCTGATGCAATTGCACGAGGTGCAAACATCATTGGATACATCCATTCACTGTCACACCATACAGATGGTGCCTTGGGCAAACCTACTGCACCAGACCCCAACAGTACAGGATCACTTGCATCAATGAGACAGGTGACTGATGGTATCGTTGACGATATTGCATTTGTTAATGCACATGGTACATCAACTCCCTTGGGAGATGACCTCGAATATGGTGCAATTCAACAAGTCGTACCTAGTGTACCTGTAGTGAGTTTCAAGTCAAAGGTTGGACACTCTCTTGCAGCGAGTGGTATCAATGAGACAATCTATACTCTGATGTGTCTGTATAATAAAGTTATACCTAAAAACTTCAATATAGATGAATGTGAACATGAGTTTGTGTATAAATACAGAAGAGAGATACATGGCAAATATGCAGTGAAGAATTCTTTCGCCTTTGGTGGTCGATCTTCTTCTCTGGTTCTGGAAGCAAAATGTTAAAAAAATTTACTCTATCGAGTTTGATCGGCAGAAAACATAGTGGAAAATTGCACACAACAATTTATATGATGTGTGCAATACTCGCTGTTGTGTGGATACCCCAACACACAATTAGTGAGATGTTACTTTTCCTTCTGATCTCATTTCCTCTTGCGGGGTATCTCATATCGGGATTTCAACATAGGTATTGTTCTCATAAGTCTTGGCAACCTAGTCGCCCTGTAGAGATTCTGAGTGTGTTATTAGTTACAGGTTTTGCGTTGACCCCATGTATGGGATGGTCGGGAACTCATATGAACCACCACAGATATACTGATACTGAGTTAGACCCCCACGGAAACTACCATAGTCTCTGGAAAAATCTTTTTGTTTTTAACTATCCTCCACAACTCTCAAATATTCCAAGATGGCAATTGAGGGATTTGTTATATGTAATTCAAGCAAAATATTACTGGGAGATTGTAATCCCATTCGCAATATTGGCGTTTGCCCTTGGGTTCGGACAGGCGTATCTATCGTTCATTGGATTTTGTTATATCTTTCAAGTATCACTGAATATAGTTGGACACCCCAATCTAGAACCCACAAACAACGATTTCTTAGCTGCCGTATGGGGTGGTGAATTGTATCACAAGTTTCATCACGAAAATCCCCGTAATCCTCGCTTTGGTAAGTTTGATACTACCTACCAGTTCTTCATAAGATGGTTAAATATTAAAAAATAATACTTGACAAACCTTGTTCATTCGTGTTATAATACTTGTATTGAGAATGAGGAATGATTATGAATATTATTGAATATACCACTGATGTGAATGCCAACGGCACTTCTCGTCAAAGTACCACCAACACCACCTATGACAAGTTAGTATCCGTTCTGGGTGAACCTACCTATGTAGATATGGATCGTCATGAGAAAGTCAACTGTGAATGGTCTATGAAGGTTGAGTACCAAAACCCACTGTCTGATGACCCCACTGATACTAAGACCGAGATCGTCACCATCTACAACTGGTGTACTGGTAGTATCCCCTATACACTTTACCCTTGGCACATTGGTGGTAAGTCACTGATTGCCGAAGAGTTAGTTAACACAATTATCCGTAATGAAATTTCACCGAAGGAGTGATTAATATGATGACACAAGAACAGTACGCACGATTATCAGGAGCAATCTACGGATTGTATATCCTAATCTTTACAACCTCTTTATTGAATATGGTGACACAATGAGTAGAATGGGACAGTTTGTTTACGAATGCCAAGAGATTGCTGAGAGCAATTACAACGAACCTCGTGAGGTAGTTGTTGCTGAAGTGGAGAGAGCATTCTTCCGTGATAAATCCCTAATCCCTATGGCAATGACAACTGCCCTAGAGCATTGGGAGGAAATCCAAAGGGACTTGCAGAGTCCCTATTAATTATAAATAAAGTCTTTAAGGAGGGCATTATGCAAAAGGCAAAGAAAATAAAGTCTCGTCACGCACGAGTGCTGTTTGATAAGGACAGTCCCTATCGACAGAAAGTCGTTCCTGACAAGACAAAGTATAATCGAAAGAAGAATCCCCCAAAAGGGGATTTTTTTTGCCTTTTTAAAAGTTAATTCGTATAAATAACAGCGTATGGATATATTCACCCTAATAAAAGAATTGGGGTTTCCTATCGCATCCGCCTTAATTGGTGGTTTCTTTATGTTTCTAACACTCAAGTATATTATGGATGGCGTCATCGGACAAGTGAAGTCGTTACGTGGTATAGTGGGAAGTCTCGATAATCGTGTAAAAACTATGAACCATGATATGGTTCGTATGGATACTACTATGTGTGTTGTTCTGGGAATAAGACCAGACTTAAACAGAATCAGTAGAGCAGACGGTAAAGAAGATGCGAGGAGAGATTGATGGTTGACCCCTTTACGGCAGTAGCAACTGCTACCGCAGCGTTTAATGGCATAAAGAAAATGGTTGAAGCAGGACAGAACATAGAGAATACGTTCGGTCAGATTGGTAAGTGGTATGGAGCAGTTGCTGACTTCAATGAAGCAAAGAGACAAGCAGAGAACCCACCACTATTCCAGAAACTAGTAAACAAGACTTCGGTTGAAGAAGAGGCGATGAACGTCTACATTCAACAGAAGAAAATAAAAGAACAAGAATCACAATTACGTGAACTGTTACTTTATATGTATGGCCCTGAGGCGTATCGTGAGTTGACAGAGTTACGTAGAACTATAAAAGAAAAACGAGAGAAGACTGTATACGCACAAGCACGGAGACAGAAAGCATTCTTCTGGAATGTGGCTGGTTGGAGTTGTGTAGGAGTTCTTAGTTATGGATTGTGGTTTGTGGTAGCGTTAATTATAAACGCAAGTCAGTGATGTGGAAATAGTCGATACAATAAAAGATTTTGGTTTTCCTATAGTTGCGGCAGTTGGTATGCTGTACATGATTTATTTCGTGTGGAAAACCATAACAGAGGAAGTAGAAAAGAACCTAGATGAAACAATGACCACCCTAATAGGACTAATTGATCGTATTAGGATGCTTGATAATGATATTATCCGATTGCAACAGAAGTTAGATACCGCAATTGAGATGAGGAGAAAACAAGATGAAGAAGATAATTAGCGTAGGAGTATGGATAGGACTTATATTTCTGGTAAGTAATGTAAACGCAGCACCCATAGAACACAAGTTCAAGTCTCCATCGTTTAGTGGCATAAACCAATCCAGTCACTACCTTACGATTGAGAATCAAGAGACCTCTCGGAAAGACGCAATCAAACAAGAGTTGAAAGACCTTCAAGAACAACTGGAGAGGGATGCCGAGAACACGACACTCGCAAAGTTTATTCGTAATGTGGAAAGTAGAATTTACTCTACACTTTCCCGACAAATTGTCGATAGTATGTTTGGGGAGAATCCTTCTGAGAGTGGGGAGTTTAACATAGAAGGAACAGGTATATCATATGTCACTGATGGTGATAGTGTGGTATTAACAGTAACAGATGAGAATGGAAATGTCACGACTATTACTATTCCCCTTGGTGATTTTGGTATCTAGTTGTGCTTCGATTGGCGGTGGTCAATTTGAAATACCAACTAGAGAAGAACCAGAGATTCAGTTCACATTATTGCAACAAGAACTGATCGATGTGGGTGAACCTACAAGGAGACCTACACTTGCGGTTTACCAGTTTACAGACCAGACAGGGCAGAAGAGACAGAACAGTGCAGGTGGGACTTCCTTTAGTTCTGCGGTCACTCAGGCACCAGATGTATATCTGATTCGTGCCTTGACCCGTGCGGGAAACGGAAAGTTCTTCAAAGTTGTAGACCGTCAAATTCTCGACCATCTGACGAGAGAACGACAGTTAATACGTCAAACTCGTCAATCTTACGAGGGTGAGGAAGGAAAACGACTCCCAGCGCTAACATTTGCTGGTATGATAATTGCAGGAGGTATAGTAGGATACGATACTTCCGTTGACACGGGTGGTGCGGGTGCCAGATATCTTGGTATAGGTACTTCTCGTGAATTTAGTATTGACACAGTTACAATCAATATACGATTGGTGTCAGTTGCTACAGGTGAGGTATTGTTGGATGTTATATCCTCCAAGACCATACTCTCCACAGGAACAAGTGGAGATGTGTTTAGATTTATAGAACAGGGTACAGAACTGATTGAAATAGAATCAGGAGTTACCCAAAACGAATCTGTCTCTATTGCGACCCAACGTGCGATAGAAGCAGGTGTTCTAGAACTCATCTTGAGAGGAACTCAACGAGGGTTTTGGAAAATTAACGGAGAAAATAAATGAACGCAAAACAAAAACTAACTTTTGTTATGATGTTCTTGGTAGGTAGTGCATATGCCGATAACGAAATTTACATCGACCAAGTCGGTGATAGTTCTGTTATCGAAATCATACAGGACGGTTCAGGAAACAAGGTGGGCGGATCAACTTCCGATGACACCAAGTTTGTACTGGATGGTGACAGCATGGATTTCAATGTCAATATGAGTGGTGGGAGTAATAACCTTATTGGTTCTATCTTCGGCACCTCTGTTGTTGATATCGACATCAATGGTTCGAGTAATGATTTGTTCTTTGATGTAGACAAGGACAATGCATATGGCGCAACCAACGGAGACTTTGTTTTTGATCTTACTGGTAGTAACAATGAACTAGACTTGGATGTCGGTTCTCTGGATACTGCTAACGATCTGGACTTTGATATGATAGTCGATGGTGACTTCAATACCGCAGACATAAACATTGATGCTTCATCTTTGACATTCAACATGGATATGGCGGGAGACAATAATAACCTACTATATAATGGTAGTGGATATGATGGACATGAGTTCGTCTTGACTGGACTTGGTAGTTACTGGGACATTGAAGTTAATCAAGAATCTACTCTACAGACAGATTCATTGGAGATAGAATATGATGGTTCGGGAACAAGTACAACAGATTCTACTATTTGTATCACTCAGTCTGATTCTGGTATGGCCCACGGTTGTCAGTAGTGATGTAGGTGCAGTGGATCGTGCGGTCGGGTGGAGACAGATTGTACGAGAAGAGGAGAATATAGAACCGAAAAGTGGTCAGGATGTAATATCTAAAGATGACCTTCGCACAGGCGAGGGGCGTCTTCAGGTACGATTTGTTGACGATTCTAAGTTACGTATGACCGAACACACTCGCATTGTGATTGACAATGTAGTATTTGATGATGATCCGAGTAAATCGGATTTGGCAATGACGTTTGCACAGGGTACTGCGAGGTTTATATCTGGACAACTGGGAAAGGTTGATCGTGAGAACATCAGACTAAAGACCCCTACCGCATCTATCGGTATTCGTGGGACAGACTTCACGGTCACAGTTGATGAGTTCGGACAAACCCTCGTGGTACTCTTGCCTGATGTTGATGGTGTATCATCAGGTGAGATTGTTGTTTCGACAATGACAGGTGAGGTGGTTCTCAACAAACCATTCGAGGCAACTCGGACGATGGTTCAAGAGAGTCCACCTTCATCACCTGCTATCCTAGATTTGACTCTGGATATGCTCAATAACATTATGATCATCAGTCCCCCCAAGAAGAAAGAAACCCAAGAAGAATTCATGGTCAATATCGATCCCGACAAGAACATCAATCCCCTTGATGTGGACTTTCTGGATGAGGACTTACTCGCAGAAGAAGAACTGGAACGAGACCTTCTGGAGTACAACGAACTGGACATCAACTATCTGGATGTCGATCTACTGGAGGACTTACTAGATTCCTTTGACTCTCTGGGTGAAGAGATGCTACAGGAGAAGCAGAGTACTGGTGAGATGGACATACAGGGAACAGAAGAGGGATTCGATACAGTCACTCAGGTTGCAACCATTGTGGATGGAGACAAGGTTTTGGTCAATCGTGAGGTCAATGATATTGCTCGTATATCGGTTGACAAGAGTGCATCCACCACCATCAATCTAGAACAGGACGGAAAAGAACTAGACCCCATCAAGATTAATGGATTTGGTACAGTTATAAATATAGTACAATGAAAACATGGCACTGTATTATAACACTGGGTATTCTGATTGGGATTAGGTTACTTGACCCATTCCTTCTAGAGAGTGCCAGACTGTCCTTCTTCGATTCCCTACAGAGGAACCAAGAAGTACAGGTGTCCGAACAGATTGTACTGGTGGATATTGATGAGAAGACCCTAGACAAGTTTGGACAATACCCCATCCCTCGTAAGGTGATGGCAGATGAGATTGACAAGATTGAGGGTAGTATCATCGCATTCAATATCTTGTTCTCAGAACCAGACAGGATGGGAGGTGACGAACACTTCGCAGACATCCTATCGTGGAAACAAGCAGTAGTCGCAATCGCACCATCCAATCGAACCAACACAGACTACAGACCACCCCGTATCGGTACTGCCACATTCGGTGACAGGGATGCCGAGGACTTCCGACCAGAACTACAGGGTATGCTTTTTGCTCAACCCATCATACACAAGTCATCATTTGGATACGGAACAATATCATCGGCCCAGGATGTTGATGGTATCATTCGTAGACAACCCCTACTAGAGAACTTTGACGGTAGACTTTATCCCGCATTTGCGTTAGACATACTGCGAGTTGCCGCAGGGGATTCGTCCTACCAGATATCTACAGATGACTATGGAATCGAGTTCGTTCGTATACCCAAGTTCAAACCAGTACCCACAAGTGTAACTGGAGAGGTTACAATCGCATACTGGAATGAGTTCAAGAGATACTCGTTCACTGAACTGGATACTATACCAGAGGGTTCGATAATCATCGTAGGTGCGACTTTCGAAGGTTCTAATGTAGTTTCTACTCCGATGGGTGCGATGTATCCCCATGACGTACAAGCAAACCTAGTCAAGACAATGATCGATGGAGTGGTACTCAAAAGGCAGTCTGAATTTATTTTGTACGAGGTCTTGACAACTCTTGCGTTATGTGTTATACTCTTAGCTCTGTTGCTGAGGGCTAATATACCAGTCGCAGGGATGACATTCTGTGTCTTTGTGATGGGTCTATATGTCTTCGCAACGGATACCTTTGCCACATATTACTTATTGTTTGACCCTGTGTTCCCTATACTGACTGTGGTGCTAGTATTCGCACATGGTTCCTTTGTTCAGTTCTATACTCAGTTCAAAGCAAAGCAGATGATCAAGGGACAGTTCGGTACATACCTTTCACCCGACATGGTAGATATGCTTGCCAATGATCCATCTCTGATGAAACTAGGTGGAGAGAAGAAGGAGATGACCTTCTTGTTTATGGACATATGTGGTTTCACCCCCATATCCGAACACTACAAAAACAGAAACGATGCAGAGGGTTTGGTCACATTAATTAACAATTATCTCAATGAAATGACTAAAATAATACTAAATAACGGTGGTACAATCGACAAGTATATGGGAGATTGTATTATGGCATTTTGGAATGCCCCCCTACCGTGTGAGGATCATGCGGAAATGGCAGTTAAATCCGCAATAGAAATAGAAGAGAAAACTAATGAACTCAGACAACGATATAGCGAACAGGGTCTACCCCCCATCAATGTTGGAACTGGTATCAATACAGGTACTTGCATTGTTGGTAATATGGGTAGTGAGTCACGGTTTGACTATTCAGTCATCGGAGACTCCGTCAACCTTGCCGCAAGACTTGAAGCAACTGCCGCACGAGGAGACTACCTTGAATACAAGACCATCTACTCAAGTTACACAATGGAGCAACTTACAAACATTAAATCGAGATCAATAGGTAAGATCAAGGTTAAAGGTAAGGAGGAAGAAATTGACATCTACACAGTGGATCGATAACTTTCTGAATGAAGATGAGTTTGAGGAGATTGTTGAGCTGGGTCATGCGTGTCATATGTATGAGTCCCATGAGTATGCTGACAAGTATGGTGATAGTAAGAGTAAGAACAAGTTGCTCAATTTTAACTGGATGGCGTGGCAGGGATGTAGACGCAGTGCAAATCTGGTTGGCTATCTAGGACACATATCATCCAAGATTAATGATCTCTTTGATGTACATGTCAGTAGACTGGAATACTTCCAACACCCCCTTGAGAACTTCCCTGTATATGAACCAAACCCCCGACAACACATCGATGCCCGTTATCATTTCTCTGGTGTACTCTACCTCGATACAGGTGCAGTGGGACTGGGTACTACAGTTGGAGACCAATATGTTGAGTGGAAACCCAATAGATTGTTGACCTTTGACGCACTCACATACCACAATCCCCATATTGGTGGCACTGAACGTAAGGTGCTGACTTTCTTCTCTTATAAGAAAAAGTTCTAAGAAACACCTTTTTATTCCATTTTATTCTACTTATTATGAAAATAATACTGGACAAACCCTGCGTGGGAGGTTATAATGTGTATACAAAATGAGAAAAGAGAGAGAAAACTATGTACTTTATCCGAAACATGATTAACGATAGACGAGTTAACGACAAGACTTTTGAGACTATGACTGCCGCACTTGCGTGGAGAATGTCTATGGGTCGCACCTTTATGAGTGAGACTTGGGTTGATTACAAAGAGGTTGCGTAATGAATCAATTAAGTAACTTAACCTATGTATCTTTTGAAGACGGTGTTGAATTTATCGCCCCCTTGAAGTCTTACTCATTACTGCCCCAGTACTTCTGGCAGTTGACCAACCATAAACCTGTTGAGATGGTTGATGACGAGACTATTAAGTTTTATAACCCTACGGAGGTAGTTGGACAATGAATTTGATTTACGGTTTAGTTGGTGCGTTTCTAGTATTTGGTTCTGCGGGAGGTTTGGAACAGGACACGATGTCTATTGTTGAGTGTCTGTTCTATGCTTCAATCGGTTTTGGTCTTATTGGACTTGGTCTGCAAGATCATATGGAGATAAAATAATGGCACTTGCCCCTTTTAGTGTTGAACCAGTATTGGGAGAGTTCACTGAGAAAGATTATGGGAACTACTTCCACTACTCTGAGAATGATGACCCCTTTAATTGGTGTGAGGACTTTCCCCACAAAATCTGGGTAGGAGGTCTGGGTCAACAGTATCGTTACGGTCTGGTGAAAAAGACCGTGGCATATATCTGTGTTGATGAAGATGAATTTGGTCTCCCTGTTGTCGAGAAATGGCAGTTGAAGAAGAATGTTACATTCGTCTAGACCATTCTTACACATCTTTCTGAGGGATTTGAGAGAGAATGTCAAACAGTTCCGTACTGCCATGCCGAGGGTAAGACCTCACTATGCGGTCAAGTCCAATCCAGAGAAAAAGATTCTACAGGTTCTCCATGACGAGGGAACCTGTTTCGAGGTAGCATCTGTCGCAGAGATAGATGCCATGATTGACCTTGGGGTTGATATGGAGAAGGTGCTATACTCCAATCCAATAAAATGTACCGATTCTATCCGATACGCAGTAGATCATGGTATGGTCTGGTTCTGCGTTGACACCCCCGAAGAAGTGTTGAAGATTGCCAATGTAGGAC